ATCCAAATTGGTAATCTTTTCTTTATTGGCATTTATATTGGCATTTCCACGATTCTCAAGTTCTTCAATAAAGTCCTTTTGCATTTGAACTTTATCCTTAAGAGTTTCTTTCTTCAACTCAAGAACTTTAACGTCTTCTCTTGCCTGACGAATTTTTTCCTTGATGATCGTATTCATTGAAGAAAAGATTTTAATATCCAATAAATCTTCAATTACCTCACGACGATGAGCAGCAGACAGTTGCATAAAAGGAACAAATGTGCTACTACCCAGAATTACAATCTGCGTAAAGGACTTATAGTTCATCTTCAGAACATTTTGTTCCAACCACTTCTGTTGATCAAGTGCAGCAGAAGATTGATCTAGAGCAGCTCCATTTCTCCAAATCTCAAAGATATTTGGACGAATACCACGAATTACTTTCCACTCAGTTTTACCAATTGAAAACTCAACTTCAACCCTACAGTCTTTCTCATTTGTAGAGTTTGGAAGTTGTGGTTTATTGATTTTACGAAAAGGTTTCCCAAACAGTGCAAAGGTAAGAGCATCAAGAACTGTACTCTTACCAGCACCATTAGTACCAACAATCAAAGTTGTGGAACTTTTTTGGAAATTAACTTCAGAATAATGATTACCAGTTGAAAGAAAATTTTTCCAACGGATCTTTTCAAATAAAATCATGTTGAGACGTTACTGGGGGAATTACAATGTCATTCGGGGTTATTACAGTATACTCATATCCATGCGATTCGCAAACACCAATCATCATATCATCATCAACTTCTATTACGTGCATTTCAGGATATCCATCATCTTCTAACATCATGGCATAACGAGTGGCATCATCCTCTTCCTCAAACAAATAAAGTATTTGTTCTCCTTCATCATTTTGAACAGAGTATGCACCTTCGTCTTCTTTGCCAAGAATTGTTAAAATAAACATTAGACTAACTCACATGCCTCTTGATAGATACTTTGAATCATTCTTTGAATTATAGATTTTTCTAAATCAATTTCAGATTCCTCAACATATCTATTCAAGATGGAAAGAGTATCTTCAGATTCAAATGCTTCAAACTCTTCACTTTCTTGAATTTGAAAATTCTCCACGATCTTGAGTTCATGAACACCAGAACTGTAAAGTTTATCAAGAAACTTTTCAAATTGTTTAGAGTCACTCTTCTTACGAACAATGATCTTCACAATCTTGTTTTCATATTCTCTAGAATCAAAAGTTTGATGGTTAGTATCTTCGTAGTAGACGTTATAGAACATTCTATAAGGATTATCTACTGGAGTGTGTTTTAGAGTTTCTGTATCAAAGATTGTAAAACCTCTCTTGTCATTTACATCATTCCAATACAACTCATATGGATTTCCTAGATAGAAGACTGTTCCATTATTCGATCTAGTGTGATAGTGTCCCGAGAAGACAAGTTTGAACTTCTCAAATAGTTTGCTGTCAAAACCGTGCTCCATGACAACATGAGAATTAACTCTAAATCCTTGGAGTTCAAGGTGCCCCATCGCACAGTTGCAAGATGTATTTTGAATAAGTTTGAGAGTGCTTTTCTCATTTTCCTGATTAATCCAAGGTATAAAAAGTACATTAAGTTTATCTAATTTAACTTCAGTTGGTTCTGAATAAACCGTTACATTGTCATATTCACGAAGCAACAAATCAACGGCATTTACATTATTAGTATTTTTATAATATGCAGTATGATTTCCAACAATAGTATGAACAGTGACTCCCATATTTTGGAGTTTGTCATAATAATTATCTTTTGCCCAAGATAGTGCAGAGAAATCAATTCCTTTACGACTATCGAAAGTATCTCCCATGTCAATAACAGTGGTAATTCCTTCTCTTTCTAGAGTGGGAAAAAACACATCATTATAAAACTTTAAGAAGTAATCATGAAAGAGTTTAGAATTCTTTCGTGCTCCGAAGTGCTGATCAGTAATAATTGCGACTTTCATTCAGTATCTAAGTTTAGAATGCACTGCGTCCTTAATACTATTATAGTCACTATAGTTGCTTCCGTCAATACTGTTGTCGTCAAATACTTCAGAGTATCCAGAACGCTCAAGAATTTTGTTCTTAATTTCTAACTGACGCTTTTCCCTTTGAATACGGCGAAGAAAAGCATAGTGAATGATTTGAGTAAAGTATGCAAAGGGGTTTTGTGACTTCTCTGGATTAAAGTTATGAATGTACTGAACACAATTCTCAATACCATCCGAAATCATATCTTCCTTAAACATATAGTTCACGAAGTTTGGTTTGAAGGAAAGATGATTGGCAATCTTCAGGAAACACTCTCCGATGTAGCGAGGAATGGGAGGTTTTGGTTTTCCTTGTATTTCTGCAATTTCTTTATCTTCACGATACTTAATTAGAGCAGCAAGAAACTCCTTATTGTTGACGTAATGTTCTGACCTTTTTCTTTTGGTCATAATCGCTGTGGTTATCATAAGTTTGTCTCATAATATGTATGAATTATACCACTTTAACAAATGCTTGACAAGGTTCTCAAAAGTGTGTACAATTACCTTTGTGGAGGTTGATAAGAACAGCTTTAGCTATTTTTAAAGAGTTTCTCTAGAATATCTTTAGCATCAGATACTGTAGAAATATATCCCATTTTACGACTTAATTTAGGTTCATCTTTTCTATCCTTATCAGAGTGCCTTACAAAGGATTGATACATTTGAATCATTTCAACATCAGATGATTCAGATATAGTTAATACATCTGATAAGTCAATAATGAATAGATCATCTTTAGTTGTTTTCAACCAAGGTTCTAATTTATATCCTACTACACCTATTCTAGATTTAATTTCTTGAACAATAATTGGAGTAGATACTAAGAGTAAAGTCCTATCTTCTTCTTCAGAAGCTGCTACTTTGGCAAATATTTCTTCACCGGACTTTAATTTGAGAGTAGCATAGAAGTCGTCTTCAATTCCCATTTCTTCCTATTTGTATTGTGACTATTTCATAATTGAAATTCTCTTCATTGTACGTTTTTATTCTTTCAATGAGGTGATTTAGAGTATAGTTTTTTCTTGATTTAAAAGTACAATCATCAGAGATGTCGTAGAGGACAGCTTTAGTTTTATTCTTTCCTTTTCTAAGAACTCTTCCAATTGATTGTAGATTTCTAATTCTTGATTTACTGGGTGAAGCAAAGATAACGTTATGGAGGTTTTTAATATTAATACCAGTAGAAAAGGTTCCATAAGAAGCAACAATAATTGCATTGTTTTCCCTTTCTGTTATTTCCCTCACTAGTTCTCTTTCTTCTGCATCTACGCCGCCATGTACGAAAAATACTTTACGTTCATCTCGCTTATTATTATTTATCTTTTCATACAAAACTGCACCATGTGCTTCAACACGACTAAAAAGAACAAGTGTGTTTCCTTTCAAATCTAATGACAAATTAGTAATAAATTTATTTCTTTGATCGTGAGTGATTAAATACTGTATCTCATCCTCATAAGTTTCAAACTTTTGTGGAGGATGTTTGAGAACAAGACACTGAATATCAAGTTGAGAAAGATGTCCTTGTCTCATCAATTCGTCAGTTTTAGTGACTTTGTATGATGGACCAAAAAGACCCTCTAACACCCATTTATGCGTCTGTGTGCCGTCTAAAGTTCCAGTGAACCCAAATCTATACTTGGCATGATGTAATTTGGTCATAATTTGTATAAGTGATTTACTCTTGAAAAGATGAGCTTCATCACCTATAATTACACCATACTCCTCAAAGAAAGAACGCTCTAGTTTATATACAGATTGCCAAGTAGTAATTGTCACTGGAGCATCATTACTTTTTTCCCTACCAGAATAGATACGGTGACAATATGAGTCAGCATCCCAACCATAATCAAGGAAATCCTTGTACATCTGCTCTACAAGAGATGTCGTTGGAACAACTAAAAGAATTTTTTTCCCTTTATCCACATAATATCTTACAAGGGAATAAATCATCAGTGATTTGCCGCTGGCAGTGGGGCTTATCAATAGTTTTCTATTATGCTTTAGGGCACCATATACTCCCTCAACTTGATACTTCCTGGGAGTATGGGCACAAATGGAATGCATATAATCCTTGACACCTTCATATGAGATGTGCTCATTTTCCTCATAAGGAGTGCCATAAAACTTATTGTCTTCAAACTTGTAAGTGTATCCATACTGCTTACAGAAATTGACAATTTTATCTAACAGACCAACATAAATCTGTTTAGAACGCATGTCATATAAATGTATTTCTCCATTCCAATTTCTACCACGGTATTGTGGCATAAATTTGGCATTAGGAACCTCAAACTTAAAGTGATCTCTAAGTTCATATTCAATGTGAGGTTCCGTATTAATTTTTAAAAATACTTCGTTTGATTTAGATATAACAAGGTCTGTTGTGTTCACGATGATCCATTCATCTGTGAATATTTATTTACCCAAGTCCAGAGTTAAATCTCATAAATTCAATAGCATTTTTGATTTGATATGTTCTGTTTTGTATCATCTTGAGAATACTCTCCAGATAAACTAACATCGTATCGTAGTAATCAATCTTCAAACAAATTGTAGATAGTTTTTCGTCAGCATCAAGATACTTTTGCATTGTATCTTTGTCACGAATTTTCTTTGGAAAGGGATTATCAATGTAAACATCTGGATCGGACTTTCCAGAATAATATTCATATCTTTCGTGGCGAATATTTCTTTTCTGTTGTTCTGCTTTCTTTCTCAAAAGAAAAATAGTATTATAAAGTTCAAAGTATTTTGCATGGAGTGTGGGAATATTTGTTGATTCTGTATGAAGATTATCCATATCAATTTTAGAATCTTTTACCCACATCTCTTGAATTTTATCAAGATCAAAACTCATAGTAAGTTATTTGCCAAATCAGTTATATTATAAGAAGTATACTTGAAAGTAACATCTGCTGTAAAGTATTGAATGTCTGTATCTGTAGCATCAAAAGTCAATGTTGTCAAAGAGTATGGAAATAAATCCTTAAAATTAACATTAAACTTTGCGACCAAATTACTACTTAGAATTTGTAAAGTTCCATCAGAATAAATGTTCTGGCGGTCCTTGACGTATCCTCCTTGAATTAATCCACTGGATTCAAGGTCTCTAAACTCTTGAACACTTTCTGGATATCCTAATCCACGAATCCAGTTTTGGATTTCCATAAAGTTTTCTAAATTTTCATCAACTAAAAATCTCAAACTTAAATCTCCAAAATCTACTTTATCTCCTGGAGTTGGAATGTCTCTTAAGTAGTTTGGTTGAATAGCAATTCCAAGATTTAAATCTGGTATGTTTGCTTGATTGCAAAAGAACGCAACTTTAGGACTCCTTTTCAGATTAAATTTAAAACCTGTTGGAGCAAGAAAGTTTCTATTCTCAATCTGTGAAGGTCTTCCTGCCATTTTTTCTAATTATTTAGATAAAAAAAGAGGGTCCGAAGACCCTCTCATATAACCTTGTGAATTTAAATCACATGAGGTTCTTAACAGCAACACGTCTGTAGTAACGGTTTGCGTTGATGGTGAGTGCACCAAGACCCTGACGGGTGCCTTCTGCGAATGGGTTAGCAACCATGCCATAACGGGTCTTAAATCCGATTTTTGGCTGGAAGCTGTTCTCACCAACGGCACGAACCATTTGGAGAGGAACATATGGGCAATAGAAGAGACCTGCGTCATAAGGTGAAGAACCCTTATAACC